AGGTGTGGGCTTTTTTAATTGACAATGAATCAATTAATGAACAAACGCCACTAACATCTATACGCAGAGCAATTACTGATTTAACAAATCGTAACAGACTTGTTAAAACAGATAAAAAGGTATTAGGATCAGCTGGAAGAAAAACATACACTTGGAGATTAAAATAATGGCTTACGAACACAAAGAAAACAAAGGTTCTATTTTTAAGAACGACAGAAAAGAAAAAGATACACACCCAGACTATACTGGTCAGATTAATGTAGCAGGTACATTGTATAATATATCTGGTTGGATTAATGAAAGTAAAGGTGGGAAAAAATACTTCGGATTATCTGTATCAATTCCAAAACCAAAAGATAACAAACCTTTAAGTCAAGACGAATTACCATTTTAACGGATTAGGGCAACATTCATTCAATTTCATTATGGCATTTTAAGGAGTGTCGCAGGTAAACAATCCTGTCTTACTTTCGGTTAATGCTCTAAATAAGATTATTGTTTGTAAATACGGTTGGCTACTGGTTGCCCTAAAGAATTATGATAGATAAAAAAACAGCAGAACGATACAAAGATTTATTAAAAATTCTCAAAGAAGAGGATAATAATATCAAAGAACGAGTAAGACAAACTAACAAAAAAAGAGAAAACTTAATTTTGCGTAGTTTGGAAGACAGGGAAGATAAAGATGATTAAGTTCAAAGATTTAGATAATGCAATAATAGGACTAACTGATGATCTCGTATCAGGAACTCAACGCTTTGTTTACGATTATAATAAATGTGTTGAAACATTAATGAAACAAGGAAATGACGAACAAAGTGCTATTGATTGGATAGACTATAATGTTTTAGGATCATATTTGGGGAAAGAAACACCTATTATTGTATATCAAGACGCAAAACACATTGAAAAAGATATAAATTCAAAATAACGCACTATTTACGGTGTTCATACCACTTTGTTCTATCTCGCTTATGATATGCTATTAAGAGTGTTTTTATGGCTTTGTAGGGGTATTTTAAGAAGAAAAATTTCTTATAATTGCTCTTCAATGTTGATTTCAACACGATACACATTATAAGCCGTTTCTGATACTGGTAATTTGTTATTTACAAAGCGAACTAAGAAGTTTTTATCGGTATCTGCTCCACTACTTGCAAATCCATCTTCACTGTATCCGAATGCAGTCTTTTGTCCTTTTACTAAATCAAACAAAGCAACCAGTTTATCTTTATTTGCTTCGCTTATATTTTCATATACAAGTTTTCTTTTTTTGCGTTCTGTTTCGTGATTAGCAAAAGTGTATGTTTCGCCACCTAATGATTTCTTAACTCTTATTCCATCGTATGCTTTTGATACATCTGTTCCGATGTTTGGATTCTGATCTGGTGAATAAGTACCAGAGTTAGTTCCTGTTGCGTCTGTTGCGAATTTTACTGATGTAATAGCCATAATTAAATTTAATTCTTTTTATATTTCTCTCAAAGATACTTTTAAACTTCCTGGACTTCTTGTTAAAGAAGTTACTATAAACTTCTTTCCATTAAAACTTTCTCCAAATGGTTCAACAATCATATCGGTATGATCGAACGCACATATATCTCCAACTTCCATTAAGTAGAAGTAAGAGCTACCACCAGAGCTACCTGGATTTATTATTTCTGTATCAATCAACAATTTTGGATTTCCTTCAATCGCATTATAATAATTTGCATAACCATCATTTTTATTTCCAGAACCCATATTCCCATTGGCAGAGCCAATTCCCCCTATTATTATTTCCAATTCTTCTGTTGCAATATTTTCATCACTTTGTACATTATAGTCTGTTCTTGGATTATTAGTTGTATCAGTAAATGTTTTTTCAAATAATAATTCATCATTAATAGGATTGCGTTGATACTTGATAACTCTTTTAGTAATTAAATTGTCAAAAGCTGTTAGTGATATATTTGTATTCATTATATCACTCTTGCTTATTGTGTGGTCTGTTGATGGTGTATCAACTAAATAAATATATTGAGGGCTACCATCACTTGCTTTAAATCTAAATATAAATCCACCTTCTTTTTGACATTGTTCTAATATCTTTAATAGCTCTTTTTGTTTATGCAAATAATAAAAAACATTCCAAGAACTTCTTGCAGTGTTTAATGCAGTATAATTTTCTGGTTCTTCTGTAATACCTGCATATCGATAAATTAAATCTCTGTGCATCTGTACAACATTAGTAGCTACATTTCCTGAGTTCCAAGACTGGTCAAATCCATCTGTACCAGTGTATAATTTTTTAATTCCAGTAACAGCACTTGAGTTAGCAAGATTATCTGTATCTGTTATTTTTGTAGTTATCTCAAAATAAAAATCAAAAGCATCTATGGTAACACTACCTGCTGATTCGCTATTATCTACAACTTGATGGTTTACAACAAATTGTATTTCAATACTATCTGGTATTTGTCCATTAGCATTAGAAAATGTTCCAGTGCTTAATAAATCTATTGCAGGATCGTAAGCGGCAGTTCTGTTTCCAGTTTCGTTGGTGATAAGAACAGTGTTGCTCAATCCACCATAAGTTGCTTTTATCTTTAATTGTGATGTAATAGTTCCACCAGGAAGTTCACTATGATTAGACACTCCCCACTTTACATATAATTTGCATTCTTGTATTTCGTGTTCTTCTTTACCTATGTCATTAATACCATAAATAAATTCATCTTCTCCATCTCCTATAGGTGCAGTAAACGACCAAGTAGAAGAAGAGCTTCCATTTATATCATAAAAGTTAGATACATTTGTAGGTAAACCAACAGAAGGATTTGTTACATTTATATCTTGTATTGGACGAAGAAGATATGCTCTGTGCAAGTCTAAGTCTGTAAATAGTATATTTTTATTAGAATCTGTTACTCCCTCGTAATCGTTTGTGCTTGCATTTTGTTGATCGTCTAATGCTGTAAATATTGGATTGCCGTCAGTGTGAAATAAATCTTTAATTGGATAATGAAGTCTACCATCTCCAGTAATAGCTTGATGTGCTAAGCAATTATATCTACCATTGTTTAGGGTATCTACCATCACTGGAAAAACTCTTACCGAGTCATATTGAGCAAAAGCAGGGGAAGCTACCGTAGAGCTAAGGGGAGTTCCAGTTCCATAAAGTATAGGAAAAAAATTACCTGCACTACTTGTATACTCAGGTATTTTTAAAAAGTCTATTGGTGTTCTTGCTGCTATTTCTATGCTTACAACATCTTGATTTTGCAATCTTACAGACTTTAATCTACCAGTATAAATAGTATTTTCTTCTCCACCAACTCTTGATTTAACAACAACATCTCTGTTAATATATTTTCTTGTGCCACCATAAATTTCTTCTGCTAATGTAGCGTTGCTGTGATTAGATAATTGTCCATTGACGCAGTTAATACTTATATTTCCCACCTTAGAAGAAGATTCTGCTAAATCAATGCTTTCTCTTATTGAGGGTAAAGATGTAATCAGTGAATGGTATTGTGTAGCACCACTTCCAACTAATGCAGTTGCAAGTCTTATATATTGCGTATTAACAGAGCCATCAGTGTAAGTATTATTTCTTAACTCAAAAATCCATTCTTCTTTTATGGTAGAAGTAAGAGCATTCTTATAATTCGTTGAAGCAGTTAATGGCATTACGCAAGATTTCTTCTAATTGAATTTTCTATTTCAGGAAGTAAGCTATCTCTTACAAATTCTTGTGTGCCAATAACATTACCCATAATATTTACAATAACTCCAGTACCACCACCTGCGTCACCAAAGTCTGGACTTGATAAAGGAGTAATATCTACTCGTTCTCTACCACCAGCGTTATCTCCAACCTTAATAAATTGTTCTCCTCCAGTAATAAAAGAACCACCACGAGCAAATGCTGGTGCTTCTTGTTTAGATATAGTTGCTATCTGTGCTGCAGAAACTGCTCCCATTGCAATCGAAATAGCTTTAGCTCTTCCTATCGCTGTTGGATCAAAGAAGCTTGCTGCTAATGCCTGTTGCATTAATGTATTAATAGACTTAGCTGTATCAATAAGAACTCCAGATATCTGCATCGCTTTTTGCATTTTAAATATTCTTTTTTGTTCGTCAGAAAACTTAGCACGAATATCATCTTCCATTGTTTGTCTTTGTTCTTGAGAAGCATTTCTAAACTTATCTGTTTTCTTTAATGCCTTTATTTCGTTATTAACTCTTTGGTCAAGATTAGCTTTTTGCAAACTTAGCAATTCATTTAATGAGTTCATAAATCCACCCACTAATTGCTCTCTAAACATTTCATCAAATTTCAAAGATTCTTCAAACGCTCTTTCCATTCTTTCAAAGTCTACTTGCTCTGCTGCTTCTCCTGCTTCATCTGCAAATGCTTTTACCATTTGTATTAAACCATCTCCAGTTGGCATTCTAATAGGTAGTTCTGGCATCATAGATGTATCCAGAACTTTCATAGGATCTGCTAACATAGCCATACCATCAGCAAATGAATTTGTCATATCTTTATTAGCAGTTTCAACATTTAATGTTGTTATTACCAACTGTTGTTCTATGTCGTGTAATTCTTTAAACAGTGCAACTTCCTCTTGTAGTTTTGCTACTCTTTCTTCAGATTCAGAAACTAAATCAGATTGTTTTCTACCGTAAATAGTTTTGCCTTCATTGTTTTTAACAAATTGGTCACCACTTTCTATTAATTTTGTAAGAGCTGCTTCTTCTTTTAATAGCTCTGCTTCTAATTCAGATTCTGCAGTGGCTAAATTTCTTGTAGGATCAAGCATAGCTTTTAGTAATGCACTTCTTGATTCTAATGCTTCTTGAGATTTTTTTAATGTATCTTCTTTTACTTCTATACCTAATGCTTTTTGAACTTCTTTTAGTTTGTCTACATTTGTTTTATTTACTTCAGCAAGAAAGTTTGCAAAGCCAGAAAAAATTGTTGTTAATCCCTGTATTGCTCCTTTAAAGTTAATTAAATCTCCAATACCTGCACTCATTCTTGTAAAAGCGTCTGACAAATTAGACACCATACCAGTCATTGTTTGAGACAATGCGTCTGTAGCACCTGCAATACCTGATGCAGGATCAAGCAATGTTTCTGTTAATGCATCTCTAAATTGAGGTAAAGTTAATTTTGATAAATCTTCCATACCTTTAAAATCACGAACTAATTGTAAAATACCTCTTTCTCTAAGAATGTCTGCTGCACCTGCACCACCAGCAAATGCTCTACCAAGTGCTTGTGCTGCTTCAGTAGCAGTTACACCCATAAATGCTGCTAAGTCAGCAGTAGGTTTAATCATTTCTTCTGCATTTGTACCAAATGCTTTTAATGCTGCACCAGCTTCAACAACATCAGTTAATGTAAATGGAGTGGTTGCTGCTACTTTATTAAATGCTTCAAATGCTTGTGTACCTCTATCTACAGAACCAAACATAGCATTCAGTCTTACTTTGACTGCTTCAAATTGCATTGATGTTTGTACAAAGTTTCTAACTGTTGCTATTGCACCACCAAAGGCAAAAGTAAATAGCAACAATGTATTTCTAACTGCACCAAGTTTTGCTTGTAATCCAGCAGTAGCTAATCTTAGTCTACCGAAACCACCAGTAGTTTTTTGTAATCTTTGTTGTAATAATTTATTTTTCAGATTTAATTGGTCAATCTGCTTTTGCATTTTGACAATCTGAACTCTGCTTTTAGATAATGCAACTTTATGCTTCTCATAAGATTGAATCATTTTTTGATTTATCTTTTGAGCTGCCTTGCTTTCTTTATTTAATTTGTTTTGTTTTTCAGATAATCTATTCTGTGCTGATGCTATGGAATCTAACGCTTTTCTTAATTGTTTAGCACCAGGTGAGGAAAATTTTAATTCTATTTCGTATCTTTTAGCCATCTTTAGTTTTTTTAAATTGTTCTGATTGGATATAATTTAACATTTTTTCTATAATATTGCACTTATCAATCCATTTTTTTGGGTGATTTCCATATGATCCTTCGTACGGAGCAACATTCATCTTTTTAGAATAGGTATAACGCTGTATATCTCGTTGATATTCTTTGCTTATAAAGTGATTTGGACAAGCAAAAAATGGTAGATGTGATTGGATAGTTTGATGTAGTTCAAACTTCTTTTCTGATGTGGCGTTATGTTCTTCTAATTCTTCTTTTAAGAGATTGATAACATACCATACATCGTCCATAGATGTAAAGGTGTGAACGCTGTTATTCTTTTTAAGAGGTAACTTAGCTTTATATGGAAAGGTAGAATATTTGCAACCCTCACACCAATCATCTATCAATATATTTAACTCAAGTGAGAGGGATTCTATTCCCCCAAGCTATTGTATTCCTGAATAGCAAG